AGGAAAATCCGCGCGCGTTCTTTTTGAAGCGGGCCTCGTCCTTCGGACGGATGAGCTTTAGCGCATAGGAGCCGGCGCGGTCGATGTTCTTCAGGGGTGGGCGTTCGTTATTGGGTGCGTTCATGGTTAGGAGATCAGAGAAAGAAAAGGACCTTGATGGCGGCCGCGCCGATTGCGACGCGGTAAGCCAAGGTGAGTAGGGCGCCGACAACCTCGGCAATTCCCATTGCGAGGTCGGACATTAGGCAAAGTTGATAGGGGTGACCGCGACGGACTTCGAGTTGATGTCGACGACCTGGACCTCGGAGGGATAACCAGGCCAAGCATCAAGCTCCTTGCATGAGCGATATTTGACGACGGCCTCTTCAAACTCGAAAGCGGCAAAGGTCATGAGCTCGGGGCCGATTTCGTAAATGGCCCAAGCCCAAGGCTCGGACTTCTCGGCGACGATGAACCGAAAGCCGCGGACACGCTCGCCGGTGGCGGCCTGATAGACAAGCCGGTAAAAGTGGGCCTGCAAATTATATGAATAGGATCGGACTGATTGGAGGAAGCCCCTTGCCGATGCGCACTCGGTCGTTTTCAGGTCGTACAAATATCCGTCGGAGCCGACGGCGTCGATCGCGGACTTCAGGAGCGTGCCGTTGTATTCGACGGAGAGCATGACCTCGGTCGCGACAAACCGGATGGCCAGGGACTCGCGGGCGCGGCGCATGGACTTTGCGACATTCTGCGCGAGCTCGAACTCTTCTGCGGAAAGGACGGTCTTGCCGGCGGCACCGGCGACGAAGGCCTCGTAAATGGCCTTGCCGTCTTTGGTTCGACGATCGCATTCAGGAGCGGCGGCAAAGCGGGACTCGACGGCATCAGGCTCGAGGACGAGCGCGTGCGTCAGGGATCCGAGGCGCAGGGCCTTCGTTTCCTCCTGCTGGCGGTTGAGGTACGCCTGAAAGTGCGCGCCGGATTTCAGGAGCTCTTTCGAGCCGCTGAAGTTAAGCGCGGCAAGGGCGTTGTAGGTTTGACGGTCGGGGATGGTGGGCATGGTTGTGGGTGGGAAAAAATCAGAGCTCGTCGTCGGTCTCGTCTTTTTCGACGGCCGATGAGATCGCGCGGCAAGCGTCGAGAGCCTTCTCGCAAGCCTTGTCGGACAAGTCCAGGTTGTTGCGGAGCACGCGGAGAGAGGTCTGGATGGACTTCACGCGATCGTAGAGAGGCTTCACATCCCAGGACTCCTCGACCTTGTCGGCATCGGTCCGGGCGTGCTGGCGCTGGGCGCCCTTGATATCGGTCAACAGGTGACGAGTGTCGTCGCCGACAATCTCCGTCTCGCAATAAAACTCGAGGGAGCCAAGCGCGTCGTCGATGATCGCAAGCTGGCGTCGGATAGCGTCGCGGTTCGTCATGGGGAAAGGACTACGGACGGACCTCCGTCAACGCAAGGTCTTTGTTCCTGACGAAGTACCGCACCTGCGACCGGACGAGCGTCGGCAGGTTCACGCGGCGCCAGGAGACAAGCGCCGTCTCGAAGTCGCACCGACGGCGTTCTGCAATTTCGCAGTAAGGTATGCCGTCGAGCAAAAGGAAAAAAGCGAATGGTTGAGGCACCTGCGCGGCGCGCTTTACGATGCCGGACGGCAGGAGTGGCGGCGGGAGGATAGGCCTCATACTGCGTTCGGGTTGAACCGGCAGAACTGACCGTCGTGCTTGGCCCAAAATTCAATGTGCCGGCCGTTAGCCCTGACCTCTTTACGCTTCCACTGCCAAAGCTCGTCGCGAAAGGCGTCAAGGGTCCAAACGACGAACTCGGGGTTTTCGACGCGGCCGTCAATCACCAGGAAAAGGGCGTGAGATCGGCGGGGCATCTTGGCGGCCATGTGAGCCATGGCGGCCGGCGGGTGGTCATATCGTTCAGGCATCGGGGAAAGCGGTCATGGCTGGCGGCGCGGGGCTCGGATTGGTTTCAGCTTCAGCCCCAGGCGATCGGCGGTGGACCTGACGGAGCGCCGGCAAAGGCCGTGGAGGTCAGCGGCCTGGTTGACCGTAAGGCCGGCATCGTACGCGGCGACGACGGCGGCCTTTACCTTGCCGTAAATTCGAGCGCTGGTCATTTCGGCAAATCGTCGCGGACCTCCTGCCAGGTCTCGGTCGCGTCGGGGTCGAAGTCGCGGTGGCGGATACAGTACCAGAGGTCGTCGCCTGCCTCGCGGAGCGCGGAGCATCGGCGGGTCAGCCGATCGACCTGTGCTTTCAGATCATCGTTCGGGATGATGGTGCGGGTGGTGAAGGCGGTCAGCCGCTCGACCTCGGCCTTGACCATCAGCAGTTCAGCCCTTGCCCAAGACAGGTCGGACTCAAGCCCACGACCCCAAGCGGTGGTGCGATTGACCTCTTCGCACAGGAAAGCCGACCTTGCCATTTCCTTTTCGTGCATCTGGTCAAGGCACTCGTTGCCCTCTTTCAGCCTCTCGACCTCGGCCTTGAGGCGGGCGTTCTCGGCCTCCAGATCAGCGATGCCGGACATGACGGACAGGGGAGGGAAAGCGGAAGCCGCACCGGACTGCGGCGCGGTAGATGGAGTTGGACTTCACGCCGAACTGCCGCGCGGCGGCCGGAGCCGTCAGGCCTTGAGCTTGGGCCGCAATAGCCGCGACCTTGGCGTTGCCCCATTTAAGGCGCAAGCTCATCGGCCGATGGCCTTCATGAAGGCAGGCTTATTTGATAGGATGAGCTCGACGCGATCGGCGGGAAGCTCGAGCAGATCGGTGGCGGTAGCGGGGAGCCAACCCTTCGTGACGCAATAGGCGTGCGCGCGCTCGGCTTCAACGGCGGTCAGGAAAGAGTACCAGGGACCGGAGGACTTGGCCGGCGCCGGAGAGGCCACGGCGGACTTCGGTCCAGATGCCGACGCCCCATCGTCGTCCAGATCCGTCGACACGCCCACCGCGGTCTGCAGGGATTGCCGGCGGAGGTAGGTCAGGGCGGAGCCAAGCTGTTGGGGCGTGAGGCCGTCGGACTTGACGGCCAGGGAGCCGGCAAGGTACTCGGAGCCGTCGGAGTGCAGAAAAACGGTCGAGACGCGGACCTGCCCATCGTAGCTCTGGAGCGTCTGGTGGACGGCCAGGTTGTGCCGCGCGGCAACCCCTTTGACCGTATCGAGGACTTCCGCAAGGGAAGCGTACCGAGAGCGGAAAGCAGGATTGACGCGATCGGCATGGACATTGCCGATGGTATTCAGGAAAGCGACAAGGTCCTGTCGCGAGGTGGTTGCGGGGGCTGGGTCTTTGGGCATGGTGGTGGGTGGGAAAATTAAACGCCGGAGCGGGCCGCGAGAAGATCGGCAAGCTTCTCGACAGATACGGTTAGGTATTTGTCGTCGATGATCAGGTTGAAATAGACCTTCCCGCAAACGGTGCGAGAGGTAAGCCGGCGCGCGACAGTATTGTCGGGGAGGATGACATACTTCGTGCCGGGGATAGGCTTGACGACGGTCTCGGCGGACAGGGGTGAGGGTTTGGGCTTTTTCATTTAAGGAAATAGAATGGGTTAGTTGACGGCACCGCGCATGGCGGCGTCCAGGAGCAGAAGCGCGTCGCTTGTGCAAAGCGTTACCGGCAGATCAGGAAAGAGCTCGCAGGCGCGGGCCTTGAGCTTGTTCTTCCAAGCGGTGGTGGTGAGGTCGCCCTTTTTGCCGACAGGGTGGGCCTTCTGCCATTCGGGAGGGCGGACCGGGCGGACCTTGAACTTCAGCGCAACGGCGGCGCCGTAGATAAGCGCGTAATTTCCATAGAGCTTTGCGATGGCAGAGCCAGGGATATTGCGGCCAGTGTAGAGGGGCGGGAGCTCGATGAATATCTCGATCAGCGGGGACTTGGCGGAGAGGTCGGCCAGGAGCTCGACGACGGCGAAGTCGGTCGGCGGCATACGGACGGCGGTGACGACGCCCTTGTGCTTCCAAACGATGGCACCGTTCACCCCAGGGTCGACGGCGATGAGCATGAAAGAGGGAGAGGGGTCGTCGGGCATGAGGGAGAGGGTTATCCTGCCGGGGCGGTCACCTTGCAAGCCGGAAAAGGTTTGAGACGCGGACGGCGTAGTCGTTTGGGCGGTAGCCTCGGGCCGCGGCGCCGGACGGGCCAAGGTTCCAGCATAGGGCCAAGACCTCGGGCGACGGATCAGCGATGCCGGCGGAGAGCAAGTGCCGGCGGATGACGCGGAGATAAGCGGCCGCAATCATATCCTGGACCACGCCCTCCCTCCATCGGCGGTCAGGGTAAGCCGGACGGCCTTCGGCCTTGAGCTGGCCGCAAGCGTCGGCCCAAGCTCGAGCTCGTACCTGATAGGCGCCGCGGGCGTCCCCATTGACGGCAAGCCGGTTCATGCCGGACTCGACGGACCCGATGGCCTCCAGAAGCCGCCGATCGCTTTGGGCTTGGGCGGAGCACCCCAGGAGAAGGAGCGCGACGACGGAGAAGCGCCTCACGGCCGGCGGGGGGTCTGCGCGCCCTGTAGGGAGAAGTCTCCAAGCGAATAAGACCAGGACAGGCCAACCCATCCTCC